TCCAGCAGGTAATGTTTCAGCAGGAGTTAACGGTTCAGCCGCAGATGTTATATTTGCAGGTAGAAGTAGACTTAAAGGCATTTATCTAACCAGTACAGCAACTGCAGGTACTGTTGATTTCTTAAATACTTCTCCTTCAGGAACAAGTATTATGGGATTAAGTTCTGTTGGTGATGCTAATGCAACAAGAGATGTAGTCATACCAGAAGAAGGAGTAATATTTACCGCAGGTATTTATATTCAATATACTGTTTCTACGTTTCTTACAATGACTGTATTTCACGCATAATGTATCAGTATAGAGCTAAAATTGTAAAAGTAATTGATGGAGATACTGTCGATGTAAATATTGACTTGGGATTTTCAGTTATATTATCAAAACAACGAATAAGGCTTTACGGAATAGATACACCTGAAAGCCGTACTCGTAATTTAGATGAAAAAAAATATGGTTTATTAGCTAAGAATTTCTTAAAAGAATTTATAAGTGAAGCTGGTGATTTTTTAATTGTCGAAACTTGTAAAGATGACCGAGGTAAGTTTGGTCGTATTTTAGGAAAATTACTTAATAAAAATAATGAATGTGTTAATGAGATCATGTGTTCTATGGGACATGCTGTAGAATATTATGGTCAATCTAAAGATGATATAGCTGAAGGTCATTTACTTAATAGAGTTAAGATTGATCAATTAAATGAATAATGATTCTAAAGAGCTTATAAGAAGAATAGAAGAAAAGATAATTGGTTGTTTGTTTGTTTTAAGTGATCCACAGAAAGGATCTCCAATTGCTTTATCTTATGACGAAAAAAACAAAAATATTGTTTTTGAAGTTTTCGGTGAGCTTATCTCTATATCTAACACTGTTAGTGTTGATGTATTTATGGAGTTAAATCCTAGTGACATTATTAATCTTGGTCAATCAATGACTAAAGATTTTTTAAAAGATAAAGCAAAAATAAAAAAACCTTTTTTAAGAATAGTGGGACAATAACATGCCAAAACCTTCATTTAGTCATATACAAAATGAAAACAAAGTAAGTACAAAAGCTGAATTAAAAATGCCTAAAACAAAGCTTAAAGTAGACAGAACAAGATATAGAGGCATGCCTTCAACTATAAGTGCTAGTTTAGAAAGAGATTTAGGTAAAGGTTTTAAAGCAGTCGTAGGTTCACAAGGTGGAGTTAAATCTGCAAGATTACAATATACTAAACGTTTTAAAGATGGTGGTCTTATAGAAACAGAACAAAAAAAAGTAAGAAGAAAATACGGTAAAGGAGCATAAAATGCCAAAATTAGACGGAAAAGAATATTCATACGACAAAGCAGGAATGTCAGCTTTTAATGAAGCTAAAATGAAAAAAAATAAAATGGGAAGAATGGGCGGTGGAATGGTTAAGTATAATGCCGGTGGAATGATTAGAGATAATTCAGGCATCATGCAAGAGCAAGATAGAGTTATGAGAAAATTTGGTGATGGCGGTAAACTTGGTGAAGAAATCGGTAAAAAAGAAAAGCTTCCAAAGCTTCCAAAACAAAAGCTTCCAAAGCTTCCAAAAGAAAGTAGCAAGGGTAAGAAAGCTAAAGATCCAGCAAAAGCTAAAAAAGTACAATACAAGAAGTAAATAATGGCTACTAGCGGAACATATAATTTTAATTTAGATTTAAGTGATGTTGTTGAAGAGGCTTTTGAAAGAGCTGGCTTAGAAGCAAGAACTGGGTACGACTATCGTACAGCTAGACGCAGTTTAGATTTAATGTTTTTAGAATGGCAAAATCGTGGTCTTAATTTGTGGGCAATACAAGAAGGAAATCAAGCACTTACGGCTGGCACTTCAAAGTATACTTTATCTGGAGATGAATTAGATGTTGTTGAAGCTTTTGTTAGAGTTAATTCTGGAGATGTTTCTAGTCAATCAGATCAAATGTTAACAAGAATATCTATTAGTCAGTATGCTCATTTAACCAATAAATTACAAAAAAGCAAACCTTTGCAGTATTGGATTGAGCGTGACCCCAGTGCTATCTCTGTAAACTTATGGCCTGTTCCTGATGACTCACAAACATACAGTTTAATTTATTACTATATGCAAAGAATAGAAGATTCTGGATCTGTAGCTTCTAATAACACAGACGTTCCTATTCGTTTCTTACCTTGCATGATTGCTGGATTAGCTTATTACATTAGTATCAAAAGACCAGAATCAATAGAAAGAGTGCCTCTTTTAAAACAAATGTATGAAGAGCAATGGAATTTAGCTGCTGATGCAGATAGAGAAAAAGCTTCTTTATATCTGGTTCCGGGAGGTTATTCTTAATGGCAAGTTACGCAAAAGGAAAACATGCTTTTGGTTTTTGTGATCGAACTGGATTTAGATATCCTTTAAAAGATTTAATAAATCAAGTAGAAGATGGTAGACCTACTGGAAAAATGATTGGTAAAGATGTTATTGATCAAGATCAACCTCAATTAAAACTAGGAAGATTAAGAACTCTTGATCCACAAGCTCTTAAAAACCCAAGACCTGATACAGCTCAAGCAAAAAGCAGAAGATTGTTTGCATTTAACCCTGTAGGTGGAGGAGTTTCATCTTTAGGTAGCTTTACAGTTGGGCTTAATATACATGGCAAAATAGGCACGGTAAAAGTGAGTACAAGCTAATGGCATGGACATACACAACGTTAACTCAAGCAATTAAAGATTATACAGAAAATACTGAAACTACATTTTCTAATAACATATCTTTATTTATTACGACAACAGAAGAAAAAATATTAAGAAGTATTGAGCTTCCAGCTTTTAGAAAAAATGTTACTGGTACAATAACAAGTGATAATCAATATTTATCTACACCAAGTGATTTTTTAAGAACTTATTCTTTAGCTTTAGTAAATAGTAGTTCTTATGAATACCTAATTAACAAAGATGTTAATTACCTAAGAGAGTTATACCCAGTTACTGCAACAACAGGTGTTCCAAAGTATTATGCTTTGTTTAATGATAATTCTTTTATTTTAGCTCCAACACCTAATGCTGATTTTACTACTGAGTTACATTATTTCTATGAACCTACATCTATAACAGTATCTAGTGATGGTACTAGCTGGCTCGGTACAAACGCTGAAAACGCTTTATTATATGGTTCTTTAATAGAAGCTTATATTTTTATGAAGGGTGAGCCTGATATAATTAAAAACTATACTGAACAATTTCAAATTGCTGTAGGCACTTTAAAATTAGAGGGAGATGGTTTTGATAGAACTGATGCATATAGAACAGGGCAAAAAAGGATAAAGGTTAGCTAATGTTTGATATTGAAGTTAAAGCTGATATTAGTAATGTAAATGTTTTTACAACTAATAACAGAGGATTTACACCTGAAGAAATAGCATCAAGAGCTGTAGAAAAAATAGTATCTATATCAAAAGATGCCGATCCAATGGTACAAGCACAAGCCGAAGCTTTTAAAAGTAGGGTTTATCATGTTATTGTATCTGCATGTAAAGATGCAATAAAAAGCGATAGAACAACTATGTGTAATTTATTTTCAAAACAAGGTCATAACGATATGGCTGATATTCTAAGGAGTCTATAATGGCTATAACGCAAGCGATGTGTACCTCGTTTAAGAGTGAACTGCTTCAAGGTATTCATAATTTTCATAACGGTTCAGGCGGTGGAACTACGACAACAACAGGAACTGGCAATACATTTAAAATTGCGCTTTATACTAGTAGTGTAACTTTATCAGCTTCTACTACAGCTTATGCAACAACTAATGAAATTTCAGGAACAAATTATACTGCTGGTGGGAATACACTTACAAATGTAGATCCAAGCACTAGTGGTACAACAGCTCTTACAGATTTTGCAGATACAACATGGAGTACAGCAACAATTACTGCAAATGGAGCATTGATTTATAACTCTTCAAATACTGCAGGAACAGCAAATAGAGCAGTTGCAGCGTTAGCGTTTGGAGGCGATAAAACTTCTACAGCAGGAGATTTTACTATTCAGTTTCCTGCCGCAGATGCTTCAAATGCTATAATTAGAATAGCATAGAGATAAAAAATGGCTACTGGATGGGGTAGGAGTACATGGGGTAGCGATAAATGGGGTGTTACTTCTGTAACAGTAAGTGTAACAGGATTAGCAGGAACTTCAGCATTAGGCTCAGAAAGTGTAGTAGCTGATGCAAATGTAGGAGTAACACAGTCAACGTTAACTTCTACATTAGGTAACGCTATAACGGCAGGAGCAGCCGTTACAGGAGTTACAGGAAGCGCGAATGTAGGAACGTTAGGTGATGAGTCTGTAGTTGCACAAGCAGTAGTAAGCCCTACAGGAGTATCAGGAACAGGGGGTGTTGGAACGCTAGGGACTATATCTAATAATAATTTAGATGTAACGTTAGCAGCAGCAACATCCGGTTTAGGTACGGTAACACCTGAAGCAAATGCTGATGTATCAGTAACAAGTATATTAGCAACAGGAAATATAGGATTAGTTACTGTTTGGAGTTTAGTAGATACTGGACAAACACCAAATTGGAATAATATAAGCAATAGCCAAACACCAAATTGGCAAGAGGTAGCATAAAATGGCAAGTACATATGTAAACGATTTACGGTTAGAGGAAATTGCAACAGGGGAACAATCGGGAACTTGGGGCGCAACTACTAATACTAACCTAGAACTTATAGCAGAAGGCTTGAGTTATGGCACAGAAGGTATAACCACTAACGCTGATACGCATACTTCTACCGTAGCGGATGGTGCTACTGATCCAGTTAGATCAATGTATGTTGAATATACAGGCACACTAGATTCAGCTTGTACCATTACAATCGCACCTAACACAATTAACAGAATG